CTTTTCGGAGTCTTTTGCTATGTCAAATATCTTTTCCATATTATTCGTTTTTAATTAATGTTTCATTTGAAATTAAAGTATCGTTACCTAACATTGTCAAGTAGCTGGAGATAACTATGCTGATCTTCTGAGGAGATTTGGTGACCTTTCCGGTTATCTCGTAGGTTTCATTGTCTCTAGAGATGGATATGTCGCTGATGGCGTTAGATGATACGCCTATTAGTTTATCAGATGCATTTGACAAGGTTATGGTGATAGTTACCGTGCTACCTTCGGTTACATACACTCCCGGATTAACTGAGTAGGAGATTGAAGAGTAAGGGATGTTACTCTTTACAATCGGTCTGAACTCAATCATATCCGGATATAGCGTTCCTGCCTTGTACTTTCTCAGTTGGCGTTCCAACAGGAACTCGGAGAGACTGTAGGGGAAGAGCATGAGAGACCATAATGCAAGTTTAGAGAAACGAGCATCACCGTCTCTAATCGTTCCTAGCCACATGGAGTCACCATCAACACCGGAACCAGATACTATAGTCTCCCCGTTATAACTATATTTAGTTTGATAAGTAAATGATTCTTCGTTCAACTTATCGTTACTCATCAACGAGTTAATTGTGCCAAAAGAAAAGGTGCTAGAGCGAGAAGGATTTCGATTAAACGTCTGTTCTAAAATAAAAGCACCGTTATTACCAACTTTATATTTAGAAACAATAGAGCCAGTTTCAGTACTTGTTACAGAATCACCATATAACCATTTACGAAGAGCCACTACCGTATAGTCCTTCAAAACAGGGAGACCGGTTACCTTGCCGAAGTCGTTGATTCCGTCTAGGCTGAGAGCGTGTTCGATGGTGGGGAGGACTTCGATGGTAACATTTACATTTTTTACTACATCAGGAATATTAGCTGATTTTCTAATAAAACTTAATCCTATGTAAGAATTAGTTTCAGTTAAACTTCCGTCACTAGCAAACGATTTAGGCAATTCATAAATTCCATCAGAAGTAATATCAGTAACATTCCTAACTTCTACATCTGATGATTTTAAATAATAATAAGCTAAGTAAAATTTATCATAGTCTAATCCAGTTACTTTAAGTTTAAAAGATGGTATATCTTTATTATCACTAGTTAACTCTCCATTCCTTTTTATATAACTATAAAATAAAGAACTACTAATTTTAATTTGTGTAATATTATACTTATTAGCACTACTAGTATAAATATAATATTTATCATCCTCTTTACTACCTTGAGCATTCCAAGTCTTATTAACACCGAAAATTACAGGATAACTATTGATACCACTTTCTCCTTCCCAGCCGATATTGTTTAACTGGATGTTGTGACCTCCTACAAAGTCGATCAACTGATCGTTGAACTCTGCGTGGTTCTCGTTGGTGATACCCTGCTTCTTGATGTTGTAGTACAACTGAGGCTTGATGATCTGTCCCGGACGGTCAAGGTTATAGTAGGCGATGATCTGATTGATTTCGTCAGTGGTCAGAACTTTATTAGCGATGAATCCTCCTGCGTAGGCAATCTGAGTTACCTCTTTGATACTCAGATCGCTATACCTAAAACCGTTTACCGTAAATTCATCTATACAATTTACATTGATTCCATCTGTAATAGCATAATCTTTTTCATCTCCAAGAATGCCAATAACTGTCTTTCTTCTATCAGGTATGTTGTAAGTATATCCATATATACCGGTTTTATTTGTTTCTGATGCGCTGAAAGAATTACGAGCATAGACACCCTTGCCGCCCAAATCCCCAATAAAATTATTACTGACAGTAGCAATTCCACTATTTGCATTTATATAATGTATAATACTAATAACAGTAAACTCATTGCTTCCCTCTAGCATCTCAGAGACAGGCTTGACAGATACAATTATGTCGTCTACTCCGTCTGTACATAGCCAGCCTTCGAAGTCGGTTCCCGGTAATCCATATCCACTGCCCTCCGCAAATCCGAAGTTCAGCAGGCGCATGTCGTTCCCGTTGCCGGACAAGTCCTTCAAGATTGCCCGGTCAGGGTCGTCGTTTGTCTTGCCCCAGGTGGATATAGCCATCTTGACGTGGCTGAGTAATTCGGGGTCGATGTAGGGACGACCGGAGCCCGAAGAAGCTACCGGAACTCCCAAGCGTATCGCATTCATGCGAATAGGATCAAGCCCTATCGCATCAAGCTTAATTGGATTTAATCCTATTGCGTTCATTACTCTTCTGATTCAAAAATAGAAGCCTTTACCGGTTCCGTTTCACATTCGATTTTGAGATATTGTCCGGGGATACAACCGACAACCGGACAAGCAAACACTTTTGTATAGCCTCTACTCGGCAGTGGAGAGTAATTCTGCCCGTCATAGCTTATATACACCCAAAGCTTACCGCCTTTTTCAAATGTAATCTGCAATCCTACTTCCGCAGAATTTACCTGAACGGCATCGCTTACATAGTTCTTCTCACCCTTTGTAAAGGTTATAGATGTTTCTTTCATGATTATTCCTCCTATTTTTTTGCTGTTATCACTGTATTTCGTAAAAAATTCGGATACTCTGCCCGCACATCAAAACAAGGACACGCCTTGATAAATTCTGCCGGTTCCACCTCACCCGATCCATCCAGATCAGGTGAAGCATCTCGATGACCGAGCAGCTCGATGATATCATACTCTTTACAGAGCTTCGCTATCAATTCGCGCAATGCTGTTTTTTGCTCGACAGTACGGGTATCGGCCGGTCTTCCACTCGCGTCCATACCACCGATGTAGCAGATACCGATACTATGTTTATTATAACTAATACCGGAAAACCCTTTCGTGTTACAATGTGCCCCGTCAATGGATAATGACCGACCGTTTTCTACGGTACCATCTAAATCAATTACAAAGTTATAGCCAATTTGATTAAAGCCACGCGCCCGGTGCATCCGGTCAATATCCTTAGCTCGCAAGTCTTGCCCGGCAAGTGTTGCCGAGCAGTGAATGATGATTGAGTCTATATCTTCTCTTTTCATATACTTTTCCTCCTATAAAATTAATGTTAATACTCCCAACGCCAAACCTCCGCAATCACAGATAATATCCTTGATGGAAAACTCGCTTTTCTTACAATACTTGTCGTATATTTCCTTCAGAATAAAGATCGCAACGGTTATAGCGACCGCTAACCATAGCGGAATATATTTTGATAGCCACATAACCAAATTCTGGCATACTATAATGTGGGCTATGCCGTCTATGCCTATCATGGATAGAAGCTTGCCGGCTAATGCGCTGATTTTATTTATCATATTCATTTTCTATTTTATAATTTATTACTTTTGCAAAAAATGATACACCTATGGATATTTCAGAATTAATAAAAAGCTATAACGCTGAACAAAAGAATGTATTTACAGGATTTTGCATACAACTGCCACTATGCTTTTCTATTTTGTATTTATATATACCAGAGTTTAAATCTCTCGATGTATATTTGCAAATCATATTTACGGCAACTTCTTCTATATTATCCATTTACTTTTCTTTTATATGGTTATGTCTATGTTCTTCTATATCAAAAAGAAGATACAAACTAGAAGCCTTTATACTAATTCTTCCCATATTAGTGACATCTTCTAAATTACTTATATCTCCTTCAGATTACATCCTAGGATATGAACATGCTTTAACTACGTTTCTTCAAGCTTCTGCGATTCTTTACACTCCTTTTGCCATTTTTGGGCTTATTCTCCGCAAATGCATAGAGTATGACAAAAAGCAAAAAGGGAAGAACATAAATAATAGTGTATAAATTCATACTTACTTCTCCTTTTCTATAATCTCCTTCACATCTTCTTTATCAACCTTGAACACCTTCTTTCCAAAGACTCCCAAAGCTCCAATTACATTTATATTGACCCCCTTTGGTTTCAATATATTGCCGACAATCGAACACCCTTCGATGAAGCATACCAATAAGCAGGAATACACATCAATAGGATATTCGCTATGACTTGCTACGGTGATCATGCAAACCATGCAGACAAAGGCAAAATAAGTAACCATCTTTCCCATAGTAGCGCGAATTGCACGAGAGAATCTGACTTTTTCACCCATTAGCATACTTTTTCTGACACCGAAGAGAAGATCACAAAGGATTACCGCGCATGATACAATCAGCCACGGAATCATATTCTGCAATGACTCGGAAACAAATGCGGTAGCGATTGCCGCAAATCCGCCTGTAGTTGTATGTACTATAGCTTCCTTCATAGCAAACAAGTCAAGTAAACGGTTAGCAATGAAATTAACTCAATCCAGAACATCGATTTGCATGCCGTCAGGTCCCATATAAGGTTTCCGGACCAATTCTTGACTACAAACGTTATCGCGTAGATCAGAAATGCAGCCCATAGCAGCAGCCAGTACCACGAATTGCATCCTACCCATATCTGGGAGAATACAAGCGACATCACCGCGCCGGCTATATGAGCTTTCTTGTGCGCTCCTCTAAAATTCGGGGATACTCCCAACACGATCATTCCGACTACAGAAAGAAAGATTAAAAACTGGCTATTTTCTGTACTTGCATCCAATGCGGCCGGAAGCAACAGCAAAGACGGGAGAATCATGCATATACCGAACCAATACCTGTTACTCAGAATGTAATA